CAGTTGCAGTGCCGTTCCAGCATCGAGACCTACGGCGCCCAGGGCCGCATCCAGGAGGTGAGCCTGGTCACCTTCCTGACCGTGATGTTCAAGAAGAATCCGCTCGGCACCTACAAGCAGCACGACAACGCCGAATTCGGTTCGTCTTTCTCGGCGACCTACATCAAGCAGGTGGTCGATGGCGACGAGGTGCTGGAGCTGGACTACATGGCCAACATCTTCCGCGTCGGCGGCGAGGACATGCTGTCCGACTACCGCAGCAACATCGGCGGCTGACGAATCTCTCTTCTGCAAGCCCGCGCTATCCAGCGCTTCATGGCCCGCCTGCCCGGCGGGCTTTTTTTCGCCGACGTTAAAAGACGTATTTCGTCGCCCCTGCGACGATACGGGCTCAATCAACCACGGAGCCCGTCATGGAAATCACCCTCAAACACCCGTTCACCAACGCCGCCGGCCAGCGCATCGAGAAGCTGAGCATGCGGCGCGCCAAGGTCAAAGACCTGAAAGCCGCCAACCGCTTCGGCGACAAGCCCGAGGATCAGGAAATCGCGCTGCTGGCCATCCTGACCGACCTCACGCCGGAAGACGTGCAGGAGATGGACCTGGCCGACTACACCCAGATGCAGAGTTCTTTTCGTCGACTGGTGGGTTCCGGAGCCGACGCTGTGGCAGATGCAGGCGCTGCTGGCGCGGTGGTTCCGGTTTCAGCCCAGTGAGCTGGAGGCGCTGGAAGTCGGGGACTTGCTGAAGTGGTGCGAGCTGGCGAATGCCCAGATCAGCGCTTCGGCAGAAGCCCGATGAGGCGGGCGGCGCCGTCGAGCACGCGCAGCCCGGCCCACAGGCCGACGATGCCGACCCCGACGATCAGCACCAGCGGCAGGATAGATAGCAGCGTCAGCGCCAGTGCGGCGAAGAACGAGCCGGTGAATACCCAGAAACCCACGATGCAAAAGGCCAGCAACACCGGGCTCATGGAGTCCGGGCTGGCCTTTTCGAGGAGGTCGGCAAAGACGCCGAAGACGTTGGGCTTGCTCATGACTGAAGGATAGCAAAATGGCCGGTGATCTGGCGGTAAGTGTCAAGATCGGCGCGGTAACAGGGGGCCTGTTCGCCGCGCTGGGCGGCGTCAAGACCACGCTCACGCAACTGGGCGCGGTGACCGACACGCTGAAGTCCAAACAACGGGCGCTGGGCGAGAACATCCAGAAGTACATGGGCACGCTCGCGCCCCAGACCCTGGCGGCGCTGAACCGCGACTACGAGCGTCTGGGCGCCACCATCGACAAGCTCAACGCCAAGCAGCAGAAGCTCGCCGCCCTGCAGGCGCGCGGCGACGCACTCAAGGCGGGCCGCGCCGATTTGCGCGGCCAGGTGATGGAAACCGCCGCGATCGGCGCCACGGCTGTGGTGCCGGTAAAGCTCGCCATCGACTTCGAGTCGGCGATGGCCGATGTCAAGAAGGTGGTGGATTTCGAGACGCCGGAGGGCTTCGCCAAGCTGGGCGACGAAATCCTGAAGATGACTCGCACCCTGCCGCTGGCGGCGACCGAATTGGCCGCCATCGCCGCTGCAGGCGGCCAGCTGGGCGTCAAGGCCGACGACATTCCCAAGTTCACCGAGACCGTGGCCAAGATGGCGACGGCCTTCGACATGCCCGCCGAACTGGCGGGCGATGCGATGGCCAAGCTGGCCAACGTCTATCAGATTCCCATCGCCAACATCGGCCGGCTGGGCGATGCGATCAATCAGCTCTCGAACGAGTCCCCGGCCAAGGCCAGCGACATCGTCTCCGCGCTTTCGCGCGTCGGCGGCGTGGCCAAGGGCTTCGGCCTGACCGAGCTGCAGGCGGCGAGCCTGGCCAATGCGTTCATCTCGCTGGGCAAGCCGCCCGAGGTGGCCGGCACGGCCATCAACGGCATGCTGATGAAGCTGGCGACGGCCGACAAGCAGGGCAACAAGTTCCAGTCCGCGCTGGCGGACATGGGCCTGTCTGCCGCCGGCCTCAAAAAGGCCATCTCGGAAGATGCGCAAGGGGCGCTGGTCGGCTTCCTGCAAACCTTGGAGAAAGTACCAGCCGATCAGCGCATGGGCATCCTGGTCGACATGTTCGGCCTTGAGTACGCCGACGACGTGGCGGTGCTGGCCGGCTCGGTGAAGACCTACACTGACTCCATCGACGCCCTGAGCAGGAAAGGCGCCGACGGCAAGGAAACCTTCAGCGGCTCGATGGAGCGCGAGTTCGCCGCGCGCGCGGCGACCACGGCAAACAACTTGCAGCTCCTGAAAAACGGTCTGACCGAACTGGGGATCAACATCGGCTCGGTCGTCCTGCCGGCGCTCAACGACCTGGTCAATGACATCAAGCCGGTGATCTCGCAGTTTGCGGGCTGGGCGAAAGAGCATCCGGCGCTGGTCTCGGGGATGGTCAAGCTGGTAGCGGGCATCGCCGCATTCCGGTTGACTGCCCTCGCTGGGACGTATGCCTTCAGCCTGATGGGTTCAGGCATCAACGCCGTCGAGAAGGCGGCGCACCTGCTTCACAGCAAGGGGCTGCTGGTCAAGGCGCTGTGGCAGGGTGGCTTCAACCTATCGACCACCTTGCAGTTGTTCGGCGTCGGAGCCGAGCGCGCCAATGCAATGGCCGGTGCAATGGGGCGCTTGGGTCGCGCCGTTTCAACCCGCTTGCCCAGCATGCCGGCCGGGGGGTTCTCCAGTATTGGCACCAGCCTCATGACGGGTTTCCAGGCGGCTCTGCCGTGGATCGGCCGCGCCGGGATGATGCTGCTGCGCCTGACGCCCATCGGCCTGGTGCTCTCGACCGTGGGGTTGCTGGTTTATAAGTACTGGCAGCCAATCAAGGGGTTCTTCGTCGGGCTGTGGCAAGGGCTATCCAGCGTGGCCGGCCCGGCCATCAAGGCGCTGATCCAGTCGGTGATGTCGTTCGGTTCGTCCATCGGCCGGCTGATGCTGGCCATCCCTGGCGTCGGTTTCGCCTTCCGCCTGCTGCGCGCCGTGGTCGCGCCGGTCTTCAACGTCCTGATCGGCGGCGTGCAGACCGTCTGGAACTGGTTCAAGAACCTGCTCAAGCCCGTCGACGACGTCGGCGGCAAGGCTCAGGACATGGGGCGGCGAGTCGGCGCGGCGCTCGGCGACATCATCAAGGGCGTGGCGGATTTGCCGACGCGCTTCCTAAAGTTGGGAAGTCAAATCGTCGATGGGCTGGTCAGCGGCGTCAAGGCCAAGCTCGGCGAAGCCGTTGCAGTGGTGGGCAATCTAGGGGATGCCGTGGCCGAGAAGTTCAAGTCGGCCCTCGGCATCAAGTCGCCCTCGCGCGTCTTCATGGGCTTCGGCGACAACATCGCCCAGGGTGCGGCAATCGGCATCGGCCGCTCGGCCGGGCTGGCCTCCCAGGCGGCCGCCGGCATGGCCTCCGATACAGCGGCGGCTGCAGCGGCGCAGCGCATCAGCGCGGGCCGGGCCGGTGCAAGCGGTGCGGGCGCAGCCGCCGGTGGCGCTGGCGGCATGACCATCCACTTCAGCCCGACGATCCACGTCCAGGGCGGCGCGGCCGAGGCCGTCAAAGGGCAGGTCACCGAGGCGCTCAATCTCTCGCTGCACGAGCTGGAGCAACTGATCAAGCGCGTAACTGCGCAACAAGCACGGAGGGCCTACTGATGTTCGCACTTCTCGGTGACGTCCAGTTCGACCTCATCACCTACTTCGACGGCTTCGAGTCGCAGTTCGGCGCCGACTATGCCGAGCATCCGCTGATCGAAGGCAAGCCGCGCCTGCAGTTCGTCGGCGACAAGCTCGACGAAATCCGTATCCAGCTCGCTTTCCACCTGCACTACTGCGACCCCGAGGCCGAGCTGGCCAAGCTGAAAAAGGCACTCGCCGCCCACGATGCTATGGCGCTGGTGCTCGGCAACGGCGACTACAAGGGCTGGTTCGTGCTGACCGACGTGCAGGCGACCAGCAAGCACACCGACAAGGCCGGCACGCTGATCGCGCTGGAGGCCAGCATCACGCTGCGCGAGTTCGTCGGCGACAAGAAGAACCCGCTGCAGCCGCCTGCCGTCCAGCCCAAGCTGCCGCCGGCCGCCGCCAAGGCGCTGCCGGCCAGCCAGACCGCTGGCGCCACCACGCTGGCCAGCGGCACCACCGCCGTGCGCGACAACGTCCGCCAGGCGGTGACCTATGCCAACCAGGCGCAGTCCGCTCTGCGGGTGGCGGTGGATGCCGCGCGCCT